ATCGAATAGAATCAGGCTGGCATTGATGCCCTCGTGAAGCGTGGCCGTCGTTTGCGGGAAACTTGGAGTTTTAGATTTGAAATCTGAGCCGATATACATGAAACCGCCCGCGTACTTAACGCCAGTTAGCCACACGATTTGGCTTGAGACTGTTAACGCGCTATCTGAGCAGCAAAGCCTTGGACTAAGCCCTACACTTGACGGGCACATAATCGAGATGTACGTCAACGCTATGACTAGGCTGCGCAAAGCCTATGCGGCTCTAGAAGTGGACGGGCATGTGCTTGTCAACGCACGCGGCAATATGTACCGCAATCCGAATTCCATCGTTGCTAAGGATGCCGAGCAGACAGTCCTGCAATTGGGCACGCGCCTGGGCTTGAATCCACGAGCGCGGCAGGTACTAGGCGCAAAGCTGGCAGGCGAGGCGGAAGATTTTGACGCTGACTAAGCCGATAGTCGCGCCATTCGATAGCCCTGAATGGGCATCACTAACGACTCCCCGCCCTGAATGGCTTGCCGGAACGTGGGATTATGCGAGGGGGAAAGGGGGTGAACTGCACCCCGACTACCCGAAAGCGGTAGAGATTGCCACGGTTCAGGGTTGGTCGCCGTGGTGGATTCGGACTATTGGCGATGTTGACGCGGTAGTAAACCACGGTTGCTACTTCAGCGAGCCGGACGCGCTACGAGTCTGCCGATTCTTCGCCAAGTGGATTCGGGTATCGAAAGGTGCGGCGGCTGGCCGGCCGATCCCACTAATCGACTGGCAGGTGTACGACTTCCTAAGCCCGCTGTATGGTTGGCGACGAAAGGACGGGCGGCGGCGGTTCACTCGTGGTGGATTGTGGATTGCCAAGAAGAACGGCAAGTCTACCCTGTCCAGCGGTCTAGCCCTTTACCACCTAATGAAAGACGGCGAAGCAGGACCGGAAGTCTACACAGCAGCCGGTGACCGCCAACAGGCCAGTATCATCTACGACGAAGCTAGCCGCATGGCTAAGGCGTGCGCACCGATGGCAGACCGCCTGCGCTTTGTTAATTCCAAGAAGATGATTCTTTACCCGGCGAACGCTGGCAAGTTTGCGGCATTATCTGCCGAGGCCACACTGCACGAGGGCATTAATGCCAGCCTGATACTATTCGATGAATTGCATGTACAAAAAACCCGCGTGCTATGGGATACGCTTGCTGGTTCACAGATTGCGAGAGAGCAGCCACTATTCTTGAGCATGTCAACGGCTGGCGTCTACGACCCGCTTTGTATCGGTTGGGAGGAATGGCAGCGCGGCCAACAGATACGCGAAGGTTCAGCCTTTGACCCGTCATTCTTTAGCTTGTGCTACACGGCTGGAGAGAAAGCAGACGCCAACGATGAACAATCATGGATACGAGCCAACCCGTCTATTAACCAGACGGTATACGCGGAGCACATCAAAGAGATTCACCTTGCCGCGCAAATCAATAGCGCGAAGATGGACCAATTCAAGCGATACCACCTAAACATCTGGGTGCGTGGTTTCAACCGCTGGATGGACATGTCGCGGTGGAATTCGCAAGCTGATAAGTATTCCGAGCGTGACTTGCTTGGAAAGCGATGCTATGGCGGGTTAGACCTTGCCAGTACAAACGATATGAACGCGCTAGTGCTTTTGTTTCCCGGCGAAAAGTGGCGCGTGCTTTCTTACTTCTGGTTGCCAGGTGAAAACATCAATGAGCTGCAAGAACAGCATGGCGCACCTTACACCGAATGGGCAGATGAAAACCTTCTGCAATTGACAGACGGCGTGCGCTGCAACTATCAAGAAGTGCGCCAACACATCCTTGCGCTTGCGGATAAATTCGACATTGAGGAAATCCGCTTTGACCCATACAACGCAAGCAACCTAGTTTCAGACTTGGCAAATGATGGAATCGTAATGGTTGAGCAATCGCAAGGTAAGCGCAGCCTATCGCCACCAACCAAGAGCTTAGAGATTGCAATCATGGGTGGACAGATAGAGCACAACGCACACCCTATTATGGATTGGATGATAGGCAACGTCCAAGTCACATACGACATGGACGAAAACATCAAGATGGTTAAGGCGTTCAGAAACATCAAGTACAAGATTGATGGACCTGTTGCGCTTGTTATGGCGTGGGCAGGTGCGACCAGTGAAGATAACTACTATTCAAGCGAAAGCGTAGGAGTGATTGTGATATGAGTAAATCCCAAGCAATCGAAGTGTTGCCGCGTTGTGACAAGTGCGGAAGCCCGTCAATGAAATGCTACGGCAATATCGCAGGTGCAGTGCGGTATCGTATCTGCACTGTATGCGCCAACCGGCAAAAGTTTAGGATTGAATATTGTGACGCGGTAACAATCACGCGCCGTGATAAGTAGAATTCCAGATTGAATAACGGCAGCATTGTAGACTTGCTCATTTAATGCCACTATTGCGGCATGACCAACACCCAAGAAGCATTTGCAGCTAAAGTAGTTCAACTCCGCGCTTACGATAAAAGCCGCGAAGCGGAGAGCCGTTCCGCGCACCCCGGTAATGAGTCGGAGATGATGCGCATCTTGCTTGGCACTAATTGCAAGAACGGCATTACCGTCAATGAGTATTCCGCGCTTGCATCCCCTGCGGTGCTTGCGGCTGTGACCAATATTCAACAGACCATCGCCATGCTTCCTTGTAACGTCTACCGGCGCAATGATGACGGTAGTAAGGTGCGCGAAGCTAACCACCCGCTTGAGCAAGTTTTTAAACGCGAATGGAACGCGGTACAGACCGCCTATGATGGTAAGTGCGTATTCCTAGCCAACCTGATTCTACGCGGGCGGGCTTATGCCCAGCAGGTACGCACCAACGGTGGCGCACTGTCTGAGCTTTGGAACCTGTCTGCTAATCGCGTCGAAGTCACCCGCAAAGACCGTGAACTGATTTTCGAGATACGTCAGGACGACAACCAAAAGAAGGCGATGCCGCGTGACGAAATCTTCTACGTCAACGGATTCCGGCTTGAAGGTTGGGAGGGATTATCCCCCGTCCAGCTTGCAGACCGTGTAATCGGAATAGGTCTAGCTCTCGACTATTTCAAGCGCACATTCTTCCAGAGTGGCGGGAACATGCGCATGGCTTTGGAATTTCCCGGCAGACTTCGCCCCGATGACATCACGCGCATCAAAGATAATTGGGGTGTACTCTACGCCAATGATACCGACCCATCCCGCGTGGCAGTGCTTGAGAATGGCGCGACTGCAAAGGTAATTGGTGTATCGCCAGACCAGATGCAGATGACAGAAGCGAACATCAGCCACGTTCAAGATGTGGCGCGTGTGTTCAACATCACGCCGGGACGCGTCCACGAGCACAGCAATTCAACCCTAACCAACGTGGAACACCAAGCAATCGAGTATGTGCAATATACGGTCGGCCCAATTGTTGCCAACATCGAAGCTGCCATCAATATGCAGCTATTCACGGCTGCTGAAAAGGCGCAAGGCTACTTTGCAGAATTCAACATGGAAGGACTTCTGCGCGGCGATACGCAATCCCGATTCACAGCATATGGTCAAGCAATCAAAGACGGCTGGATGACTCGAAACGAAGTCCGCTCCCGTGAGAACCTAGATTCAATCGAAGGACTTGACCTGCCACTTATGCCGTTGAACATGACTCCAGTAAACGAAGATGGCACCGTGGATAATAACGATTCAAGCATGGACGCAGAAGGTACTGTCTAGTTTCCAGATTGAATAACGGAAGCGTTTACATTCCATGACGTAAATGCGATAAAGGCGACTATGAGCAAACAACACATATATTGCGATGCCGAATTCCGCGCCGACAATAACGGCGAAGGCGGAATGCGCCTGTCTGGATACGCTGCGGTATTCAATAGTGAAACGACTATCGGCGGCATGTTTCGCGAAGTAGTCAAGCCCGGCGCATTCAAGAAGACCATCAAAGACAAGGCCGATGTGCGCGCACTGTTCAATCACGACAGCAACATCGTGCTAGGCCGCACTAAGAATGGCACGCTTACACTGGCGGAAGATGACAAAGGTTTACGCATTGACATCGACCTGCCAGACACACAGCAAGCCAAAGACCTATACCGACAGATTGAACGCGGCGATATTGACCAGATGAGTTTTGGGTTCAATGTAGTCAAAGACTCATGGACCCGCGCATCGAATGATTCTGAATTGCCACTCCGCGAATTGCGAGAGTTGCGACTTTTCGACGTATCGCCGGTTACTTTTCCGGCATACGCAACGACTGAGATACAGGCCCGTAGCCTTGTAGAATCGGCTGGCATTTTGCAGTCTGAGAGCACTCCAGAGCCGGAGGCGGACCATTCGCCAATCCACTCAACCGAGCCGCAAGTTGACCCGCATATCGAGCGAGCCGCGAAACGGATTGAACTGGAAACCGAACTATTGGAGATAGAACTATGACTATCAAGGAACTGAATGAGAAGCGGGCCGCACTAGTTGCGCAGAGCCGCGCAATTCTGGAGCGTGCCACCGCTGAAGGCCGCGCCATGAGCGACGAAGAGAAGGCCAACGATACGCGCATCTGGAATGACATCCAGAGCTTGCGCGAACAGGCCGACCGACTGAAGAGCATCGAGGCCAACGAGGCTGAACTGAATCAGCGCAACGGCGAGCCGGTTATTGCTGATGGCCCTGCGCCTACCGGCAAGCCCGCGAATCTCCGCGCAAGCGAAGAGTACCGCACCGCGTTTACCGACTACCTGAAGACTGGCGTTATGAATCACGCTGAAGCGCGTGCCGTGCTACAGGCTGACAGCGACACGGGCGGCGGTTACTTCCTGCCCGAGCAGATGACTGGCAACATTATTCAGGCTCTGGACAATCAGCTTTTCTTCCGTGGGCTGTCTACGGTGATTCAGGTCAACGGCAGCAATTCCGTTGGTGCGGTTGCGCTTGACGCTGACCCGTCTGATGCTGAGTGGACCGGCGAAATCTCCAGCACTTCGCTGGATACCACGATGGCTTTCGGCAAGCGCGAACTGAATCCTCGACTGATTGCCAAGCGCATAAAAATCTCGCAGAAGCTGCTGCGCAACCTGCCAAGCATCGAATCGTTTGTGCAGTCCCGCCTTGCTTACAAGCTGGCTGTACCGCAGGAGAACGCTTTCCTGAATGGTACCGGCGCGAATCAGCCGCTTGGCGTGTTCACCGCTTCCGCGAATGGCATACCGGCGTCTGGCACCTACGACATCTCGACCGACAACACCACCACCGCTATCACCGCTGACGGCCTGAAGAACATCAAGTATGCGCTTCCGGCGCAGTATCGCCGTGGCGCATCTTGGCTGTTCCACCGCGATGCCATCAAGATTATCTCCAAGCTGACCGATGGCCTTGGTGGCTATCTGTGGCAGTCTGGCATCGCGGCTGGCGACCCTGACCGCCTGCTTGGCCTACCGGTGTACGAGTCGGAGTATGTGCCGAATACGTTCACGACCGGTCAGTATGTCGGCATTCTTGGCGACTTCAAGCAGTACTACATTGCCGAGTCCCTTGGTATGAGCGTGCAACGTCTCACTGAACTGTATGCCGAGACTTCGCAGGTTGGATACATCATCCGCGCCGAGGTTGACGGCATGCCCGCGCTTCCTGCCGCTTTCCGCCGCGTGAACCTTGGCTAACCCCACAACAGAAAAGGAATAGAAGCAATGAATCAGCTTTTCCGTAATGTGCTCCCGAAGCTGGTGGTGACTCCCACCGCCGGCGCGGCTGGCACGACCGACATTGAGTCTACCATCGTTGATACCGCTGGATTCGGCGGCTGCGCTTTCGTGGTGCAGCTTGGCGCGATTACGTCCGGCGCGGTGACTTCCTGCTACGTTCAGCAGAACACGGCAAACAGCACGAGCGGCATGGCGACCCTTGCGGGCACCACTGTCACGATTGCCGATGATGATGACTCGCAGTACGTTGTCATCGACTGTGCGCACGCCACTGAGCGTTACCTTCGCCTCGTGGTTGACCGTGGCACGCAGAACGCGGTTGTAGCGGCGGCTCATGCCTACCTCTACAGCCCGCAGGTTGCACCGGTGACCAACAGCGATACCGCGCTGCACTCCAACACTTTCGTTATCAGCCCTGCTGAAGCCTAATCATTCCCTTGGGGCGGTTGGTAATAGTTTGCCAGCCGCCCCACCCAACAATCTAAGGAGAATCAAATGGGCGCAAATACGAATATCTATTTTCCGCAAGGTGGAGACAGCCTTGTAGTGTACGGCTCTGAAGTCCGGCGCAAGCTGAATAGCCTTACGGCTGACGGTGCGAACTTTGGCGGAACCGGCGCGAACGCTGAGGCCATTCTAGGCTCTGGCAGTTTCTCGATTCCTTCGACTGTAGCGGCTGGCGATGTAGTGCGGTTCTCGGCCTACGTGGCAATTCCGACCACGGTATCCACCGATACGCTGCGCGTCCACGTGCGCGTTGGTGGCGTGTCTGGCACGGCTATCTTCGACAGCACGGCGGTTGATGTTGCCAACAATGACCTGCTTCATGTGGTGGGTGAAATCACCTTCCGCACGGTTGGTGCTGCCGGTACTGCGGTTGCTGTGGTTGGTGGATATTCCACCATCGCTG